ATCCGTCGCATAAAATGATGCTTGGCAACCAAGCCAAAACTTGTAAGCGTGAAAGAATTTCAGGCCACCCTGCATGTCATCAAAGACTGCATAGCCACAATCATCGAGTGACTCATCCAGGCAGAATAGGCCCCCAAAGTAAGCATGGCTGCCTAATGACCGTGCCCAGAGGGTCTTACCGGTCCTTGTGGGGCCATACAGCACTAGTGATCTTCGTCGTCCTGGATATCGACGTTAGCCCAACCCCTACTCAATATGTAGACCAAGCGTGCTCGAGACTCTAGCGACGCACGCAGCCCCCCTCCGGGGGACGAGGCCCGAAGGCCGAGAGGGGCCGTGCGCGCAAAGAGTCGACGCACAAGACAACACTTACCGGAATATCCAGATCCTCCCAGATTCTGTTGTACCCACTGATCGAGTCCCGGATAGCGTGTTGTGTCGAGTGATACTCCTCCAGGATGTTCGTATGGTTCGGGATCGGCACGAAACTTCCAGTCCGCGTAGCATCGGAGTGATGTAAAGTTACAGAGAAGTGCCCGAGGAGCCAAGCGCGCGCACATGTCAAAAAACTCTTCTCGGTCTCCTGCCAAGACAAGTTGAGACCAGACAGAGCCATCCTTAGATACTCCATCTCCGCCCGGCCTTCCCAACCCTCCTGCTTCCACGACTCCATCCTTGATCGCGTAGTCGTAACCCGCTTCTGGTGTCCCGTAACCGCGGACAATATTTGGGTGGCGTCCGTCCACATCGAATAGACGCTCATTTCGTGTCCTAAACTTCCGTTCGAACATGAAGAAAGCGTGGAGATGAACGCCTGTAACGCGATGATTTTCTCGGGCAACGATACACTCTGCTCCAAGGTCTCCAAGATGGTCGTTAACTCTTTGAGCGCTGAGCTCTCCACATTGAGAATACGTGAGTAAGCCGTAGCGGGCTTCGAAAAGAAATGGCATGGTGGACACATGACGTAAGAGGTGCTGGCTGTTTGCATTAACATTGTATGCAAACAGCAGCACCAGCACCACCTACTTATAGGCAGGTGCGGGTATAAAAGTAGCCCCGATCCCCCCCTTCTGCCCAAAACATGTCTCCTGAAAACGTCACCGGATACTCATGCCGACGTCGCACACCTCATTCCCCTTGCGTTCTAGACTACCCCCATCCCTGCTCAGATGCCCTACCGATCGAGGAGGGCTTATCGTCCCCGGCGTTTCGTCCCCCGAAGAGGGTACAGATCAGCAAGGCGTCCAGTCAGGCGTACCGTCAGGCGCCCAACTCGCCGGTATGGCCGAAGGGCCACGTCAGCAAGGCGGATCCTCAACATTTCCAGCCGAAAAAAGCGGGACACAATGCAAACCTGGGCTTCAGACGATGGAGCATCCCTCGAAAAAGGACCAGCAGTGCTCCCCGCTGGAAACGGAACCGTCTATCAGGCCGTATGGTGCGCAACCGCGCGACCCGCTGAGGACTCTGAATCAACCCCCGGCTCGGCCATCGACCAAGGCATACGCAACCGAACTACCGTGTTCATGCGAGGACTGCGAGAACGCATAGAACTTCGCACCAACTCTGGTGTCTCTTGGCAATGGCGACGTATAGTGTTTACGATGAAGGGCTCGGCTATTCATCAGGACACTTTCAATCCTGGCACATCCCTTGTCGCACGTGAAACCTCGGAAGGCATGGTCCGCATGTTCAGCCAATCACAAACGGTCATCGACCGAGTCGTGGATATTGTTTTCCGCGGAACAAACCAGCAGGACTGGTCCAATCATTTCATTGCCCCTGTAGACCGTACCAAGGTCACACTCCTTTCCGACACCATGCGTGTCATTCAATCAGGCAACAACTCCGGCGTTTTCAGAATGTACAAACCCTATTATCGGTTCAACAAAAACCTCGTCTACCAAGATGAGGAAGTCGGCGACCACACTACCGCCGGCATGTTTTCAGTCACGAGCAAAGCAGGCATGGGAGATGTCTATGTGTACGATTTGTTTTATCCAAATGGGGGAACATCAAGCGATACAATGAGTGTCGATATTGAAGCTAGTCTATTCTGGAGCGAGAAGTGATTCTTCAACCTCGATGAAGTCGCAGTTCCCGATTAACCAATCATGGTCAACCCCCTCATCTAAGAGAGGGTTTTGATTGGATATGTAAATAGACGGCCTCCCCCACTTAATCAATTTTTTGCCCTTGTATTTATCCGTCGCATAAAATGATGCTTGGCAACCAAGCCAAAACTTGTAAGCGTGAAAGAATTTCAGGCCACCCTGCATGTCATCAAAGACTGCATAGCCACAATCATCGAGTGACTCATCCAGG